TGGTAGTCCCTAGGAGAATCGAACTCCTCTTTGCGAGATGAAAACCCGCTGTCCTAACCGATAGACGAAGGGACCACGTGGCGGAGCATACGGGAATCGAACCCGTGGTCTTCGCCGTGACAGGGCGACGTGTTAACCGCTACACTAATGCTCCGTGAGTGGCGGAAGGACTGAGATTCGAACTCAGGAAAGAGTTGCCCCTTTGCCGGTTTTCAAGACCGGTGCATTCAACCACTCTGCCATCCTTCCAAACCAAAATACTCCAAAATTACCAATATTGCCAAAAATACCTAATTAGGTGCGTTACTATGTAATGATGGTGCCGCTTCACGGATTCGAACCGCGGACCTACTGATTACAAATCAGTTGCTCTACCAACTGAGCTAAAGCGGCGTCACAGTAATTATACTACACTATAAACCACCTTTAGTCTACCTTTTAAACGCACATAGAAGCACGTATACGCATGGTAAAGTGTATCCTGGAGTAGTTATACATACAGTTAAGTTACCAATCATTTATGTTGTATTTGCAGGTCTGCTATGCTATTATCGTATAAATAATTTTTTAACGTTCATCCTTTAAAGGACGGAAGTAGGCATTATGCCGAAGGAACGCACCTAACTTAAAAAGGAGGGTGTCATGGGACGATTCGATCATTTACACAAAAAATTCCGTGAGCAAAGACTGAAAGAAAGAGCTAATAACTCTTTAGCAAGTTCGAGACCAGTAGTTGCTGTGAATGGAAATGGTACATCAGGATATAGAATCAAGCAAGGTCCAAACAAGGACAAAGTTGCCGGTCATATGTCTGTGATACACAAGAACAGCAAGATATAGTATCAAAGGTTGCATTAACTAAAAGCATATAGTATAGTATTATCCAACGACTAAAAATTTAAATAAGTGTGATGAAAAGATTACTATCTATACTAAAAACAATCATGAATTGGAAAATTTCTATTATAAGGAAGTATCCAGTGCTGTGTTCTATAATTGCTTGGTTAGAAGGAATTATCATTGGATTAATAATCTATCATTATTTTTTTCAAGTAAGATATAGTTGTTGTGTGGAATTAGGATAATATGGAATTTTTTAACTCAAAAAAATTTATTTGGATCATAATAATAATGATAGTTTGTTTAGGAATGTTTGGTTGTGCAAAACCAAAAGTAAATTCAGACCAAAAAAAACATACCACAATTGATACAATTGGTAAACTAGATTCTATAGCAAACGTATTAGGTTGTATGTTTGGATCATCAGATCCTATCTGCGATAAGAAAAGTTCTACTCAAGATAACGATGATGATTGGAAAGATCTAGATTCTAATTTGAAATAATATTATTATCGTCTACAAAATTTTTTAACAAGTACGCCCATTGGTGATGTCCTAGTTTATTAGGATGAGCATCGTCGTATGCTTTTCTTAAACCTTGTTGTGCCACGTATTCAAAATGTGATTGCACATAGTCTTGGTTTGGAACTTCTACTGTTTTATTAGACTTCATTGAATTATATATTTTAATATTTTCTTTAACGTGTTCTGAAGTTTCAAAATTAAAAAAATGTTTTTTATCAACAGCATCTTTTAATAGTTTTAGATCTCCGTCCTCTGGTAAATCGTTTGTTAATGCCCAATACATCACGTAAGGAATATTATGTAATTTAAAAAAATTTTGTAAAGTGAGAATATTTGTATACATTCTTATCGCAGATGACATATCTATATCCACATCTTTATCACGTGCGATCCATTCTTCTTCCCACAGTCTCCATGTCCCCCATTGATATGAAAATTTTGCTATTTCGCCTTTGATCCCTTTCATACCTTCTTTTGTTGGGCCTGATACATAATCCCACCTGTGCGAGGAAGACCAACCTATACTAACAAAGGTGTCTTTCATACGTTCAGGATTTTTTAAGAACCAATGCATTGTGGTTGTAACACATCTGTCGTTACCTCTACCACCCTTGGCTAAACTGACTGTTGGATTTAATTGTAATAGTTCACCTAGTTTTTGATGGCAACTCAAAAATGCTTTCTTGGTGCTGAAACTACAACCATTACTAAAATGATGTGTGATTTTCATATATGATATTTATTTGGTTTTTAGTCCTCTAAAATTTCTTCGCAACTGGCTCTAACAAAGTCTTTGTTTACACGTTCCATGAACTGCCATTGTGCTTGTACGCAAGATTCAACGTCAGGATGTACAATACGATACCAACCTTCTTTGTTCAGTTCCTCGGCAGTTTTCCAACCACCATCAGGTCCGCAACACACAAAAAAATAAACAACCAAAGCCCATTTCATATTGTACTATTTACGATCAGGATTGGTAAGATGCTCTAGTGTGATTACTTCAGTTTCGGGAAAGGTAAGAGTGTTATTGTTATCTTGTTCTGATTGTTTTTTGAACTTACGGGCGTTAGAACGTCTCTGTCTCTCTTCTTGTCTCTGTTGTTTCTTGAGAGATCGTTCTCCCTTTTGAGCCTTGTATGTATAGTGTATTCCCATATCTTTGTCCTAACATTGGCATTACTTATCAACAAATGCTTTCTCATAAACAAAGTTTCCTTGCTGACTTAAACTGCCACCTTGCCAACCGTTTTCTTTTAACATTTCCATCATCTCCGAATTAAAGTCAGGTGATCCGCATAACATCACAGAATCATTCTCTGGAGTCATTGGTGGCACTTCTAGTTTAGAAAATACCTCTCCTGTTTTAATATGATCAGTGATTCTTCCTTTGTTTACCCACTCTTCTCTGGTCACTGTTGGATAATACTGAATAAATTCTTGCACGGCTAAATTAAAAAAATAATCATAGTATGCAAGTTCTTTTACTGTACGAACTGTGTGACACACTATAACTTTTTTAAATTTTAGATATGTGTCTGCATCTCTGCAAATACTAACAAAAGGTGCTATTCCAGTTCCTGTACCAATTAACCATAGTGTCGTATCATTTTTTAATGAATCACAAAGTAGAGTTCCAACCGGTTTAGGTCCTATTAAAACTTCGTCACCTTGCTTGATATCTTTTAGTTTAGATGTTAATGGACCATCTGGAACAACAATAGATAAAAATTCTAAATAGTCTTCTCCTGGACCACTTACTATAGAATATGCTCTCATAGTTTTGTTATCCAATCCTATCATTGTAAATTGTCCAGCATCAAATCTCAAACCTGCGTTACGTGTTGTTTTAAATGAAAATAATTTGTCTGAATAATGTTTTATTGATATTACTTTTTCTTTGTGCATACGACTATTTAAACTTGGTCGCTAATTGGTCGAAGCCATTCCGGCACACATCTAAATCACATTTGATAGCCTTTTGATGCCATTCCACATTTCTTAGAAGAACGTTTCCCAATCTTTCTCCTTGTCCACACCAGCCACGTCTTACGTTTCCTCTTTTATCAACAACAAATTGATCAACACCGGCGTTGCATCTCCAACCTTTATAGTTCCAGTTGTTTTTTATTCTTCCATCTTTTTTATCTACAAATTCTCTATTCATATCATGCCTTGCGTGAGTGTATCCATCGTACTTTAAATTTCCGGTATACATTGTTTGTTCTGGATCCCAGTCTTGTCCTTTCTCTTCAAAATAATATTTTAACTGATATGTTTTGTAAGGATAAAATTGAAAACCTTTGGTAAAGTTTGAAAACAAAAGTTTTAATTCTGTTTTGTATCCTTTGTTTTTAAGTATTTGATAAACGTGTATTGCTTTGTTCCATTGTTCATCGAGGTGTGTACAATGGACCATTACTTTAACTGCAAGTTCTTTTTCAATCAAAAAATCAATTACTTTTTCGATATGTTCTAGATTTGCAAATTCTGTGTGATAACTTATTTCAACTTGTGAAAAATAAATGTAATATTCTTCCCACCATTCTATACTGGCACTTCCGTTTGTGGTTAACTTGTTGCTTAATTTTTGATTACCCATACGTTGACAAATGGATAACAGTCCTGGATTCAATGTGGGCTCGCCTCCTACAAATTCAAAGGACGGTTCTCTATCTAACATTCTCAAAGAAGAAACTGTATATTGAACTGCGTTTGCAATTATATTAGGATCATCAAATTTGGAATCATTAGAATGTAAATTTGTTGGACAATACGAACAATCATAGTTGCACATATTTCCAAACAGCCATTGTATACGATTTATTTTAGGTTGTTGTTCCATTACTGTACGTATTTACGTACAACAATGCTTCCTTCATTGGCACTGCTTTTATAACATTTCCTTTGTCGTCGGTAGAAAATGCAACGTGAATTGCAGGACTGGGTGCTAAATTTTTACAATTTTCTAAAATAAAATCATAGTGTTCTCCGTATTTGTTCCACCAATAGTCTGGACCAAATTTCTGCATAAATTTTATTCCAGTAAAAAAATTATGCTTTGACGGAATAGAATCATTGTCGGTCATCCAAGTAACATATCCTGGCATAGGTGCTCTAGAATATCTCACTCCCGAACGATGTTCACTTATGCCATATGCTTTGGTTAGACTACAACTGACTGACTGTATTGCAGGATGATCTAAATCAAAAGTTATTCCTCTGCTACAAGGATACCATGCCGCATCAATGTGTACAGGAATATTTTCATCTAAACATTTTTGCAGTATCTCGGACATCTTAGGATGTACTCCGTAGTTCTCTCCACAGAAAGGCATTGAGATTAACAGCACATCACCGTTGGTTAAAGTTTCCAGCGTCCTCACTTTTACATCAGGGAACAATTGATCATGATAAAAATATTCGCCATCGAGTATTACAACTCGATTAGGATACATCATATACAGATCATTGATGGCCTGCGTGACACCTAGTATGATTCGTCTGTCCGGAAATGCATCCAAGTTAATTAATTTATTAGTTTTGTGAGATGTTAACCATTCAGTGAATGTTTGAACATAATGATCTATCGGGTAATTCCAAGAGTAGTCGATTGTTTTTAGATATGTACGCATCTCTTGATCATACATAGGACGTTTCCTTTTTGCATTTCTATCTATCAACGATTCTAATTTTTCAATATCCATTACATTAATTCTTTCAAATAACTTGCTTCGTCTTGTATTTGTATACCTCTAATTGTGTTTAGCCAATTGGTATAATCTCGAAAAACTTTTTGAGTTTTATCCATTGTTGTTACCAAAGCACTTTGAAGATTATCATATTTTTTGGAAACGTAATTTTCGTATGAATCAATTTGGTCATCCGGAACACAACCGAGTTCTTTCAATTCCGGAACGATTTCGTTAATGATTCTATCTTTATGAGTATCCGGTAACAAAGTCAATGCAGACATAAAAGGTTCCCACACAAAGTTAAAACTGCCGCCGTAGTTGTTGGGTGATAGGTCCTTGAAATATTTTATTGTGTCAACAACATTGAACACATTGTAGATACTGACAGTGACGTTTACATACACAGCATTTAGTTTTAATTCACTAATTTTTTTATAGTTGCTCACTATCTTGTCAAATGAATATCCCCTGATCCATTCGTATATTTTGCCTGTACCGTCTATGCTGATGTTCAACTCCACGTTGGTAAGTTTTGATAGGGTGTCCAGAGTTTTTTGAGGTATGTGTGTTATGTTGCTGACCAACACTATCTTTAGATCTGGTTTGATTTCACTAATACGGTTAAGTAGATTCAAACAGTTTTTATCGTACAACGGCTCGCCGCCCTTGATCATTAATACTTCTAGTGTGTCTAAACGATCCACTATACTGTCAACAAATTTTTTGGATAACGAAAAATACTTGTAGGGTTTGGAAGGCCAGTGTTTGTTGAGATCCATGTCTTTCCTCAGAGACTCGGGCAGAGATTTTTCCTGCTGATACCAACCAGAACTATGATTGTGATTACACATGGCACACGCCAGGTTACACTGATTGCTGAAATTGATTTCTATCTGCTTCAGGCTGTGTGTTTCTTTTTTGGATCTACGCCTGCCGTATCTCAATCTCTGGCTGTCCAACTTGACACGTTCTCTCCTGTGGCAAGAATTGCAGGCGGACACTACCTCTCCGCTGGACATCTGTTCTCGCATCTTCTTGAGGGGCTCTGAATTGAATATATCGTCTATGGTAATTTCATTTTGATTGAGGTCGGCTATGGGAAATTTATCAGACATATTCCACACAGGACAAGGTTGTGCATTACCATCTGCTGTTATTGTCAATGTCTCAAATGGATGATAACAAAAATATTTGTCTTTCGATAAATCTCTCATGGCAATTATTTAATAGTAAATATGCGTATGAAACTATTATTAGTTGGGTGCAGTTGGACCGCAGGCACGGATGCAGATAGACCTGCTCCGGCAGACTATCTAGACAACGGAAAACACGAAATATACAATGCCGGAATACAAGGATCGTCCATACATCTGCATAATTTTTTGTTAGAATCCTTGCTAACGCAGGTACAACCGGATCATGTGTTCTTCCAACTCACTGGAGCAAGAAGATACGGTTTCCAAACTTCCAAAATATCCCCAGACACTGTGTTGAGTGAATCGTGGTATGACGTGAAACCAAACTACAAAGCATTGAAATTACAGGACGGAATCAAACAGCATTTCCATATAATAACTCCGGGTAATGCAGACACGGAAGCAAAGAACAGGACAAACTTCCAAAAGACTGCCAACAGTGATTACAATGCCTGGGTGTTCACTGATATGTTTAGGCATCAGTTCGTGCAGGCACTTGCGTACACAAAACATTTGTTAGGGACCTACAGCCATACGTTCATAGATTCCAACAGTTCTTCAGGATACCAGGGAGATCCTGTGTTGCACAAACAGGTACAACAAGTGTTGGGTAAAGACCCAGTGTTACCATATGCAGAGATACCGGAGTACTCAAATTACATTGTAGACGATGGACAACATTTAAATCCGGCCGGAGCAAAATTATATTGTGAGAACATTTACAACACTCGCATACCGTCTCCTTCCAAAGACGAAACTCCAATGTTTATATTGTAAGAACATTTAAATTCACAAACCTTTTTACGCAAAAAAACGCTCTCGCTTTTTCTAAATTTACGCAACTAGTATATAAAAAAACGCGGTACGCCTTTGGCTACTGCTCTTCGTCTGAATGGAGTTCGTTAAGCAGTTGTCTTAATTTATTGCTTTGAACGTCTGCTTTAACTTTACCAGTGATATTATCACCTTTGGTTGGATCAGGTTCAGGTGGTTGTGCATCTTTTGGTATTGATGGTGTTACTTTGGATTTTTGTTTAAGTTGATCAAATACAGCACCTGATTGTTTTGTAACATAATTGTTTGATTCATCTTCGTCTAAACTTCTAATTCTTAATGTATCGATATCAAATTCTAAATCAACTTTTTGTCCAACACCCGAACTAGATCTAGTTTTCATAAACTGTATTTGATATCTTCCACGTTCTCTCATCGCTCTGCTTGTGAATATACCAATTACGTTATCTGCTGTTTGTATTTTAGATAATCCACCTGCTATGTGAGAATGATCAAATTCTATTTCTTCAACACTTGCTCTGTTTAACTGTGATGCTGTTGCAAGTAAACACTGTGATTCTACTGCAAAGTTTCTCAGTTCTTCTGACACATACTTGTCTTTAATAAACAAATCTGCAGGAGATACTTTTTTGCTTTTTGGCATCATTAAGTCAAGATAATCTATCAGTACTGCATCAATCTTCTTTTTGTTTTTTAGTTCTAATTCTTTGATATAAGTTTTTACATCTAAAATATTACAACCACTTGGCAAGTATTTTAACTGTAAATTACCTGCTTTTTTCTTTAACATCTTAACTTTCATTTCAACATCGTCCAATGATTTCATTACTTGTTTTGTTGGAATGTTAGTTGTCATTGCATCTATTCTCATAGCCGCAAGTGTTTCTGATAATTCAAAAGATATGTACACAACGTTCAAGCCAGCCAGTGCCCAGTTAACTGCAAGATTCTGTAAGAATAAACTTTTTCCAGCACCTGATCCGCCTGCAAAAATGTTTAGTTCACCTCGGTTAAATCCACCGAACAGTTTCTTATCAAGATTAGCCCAACCTGTGCTGACTTGTCCGTTTGAACTTTTTAAAAGTTCTAATCTACCTTTTGGATCTTCAAAGTAGTCTGTACCAATATCACGAGTCAATCCTATGTTGACTGCACTTTTGACCATGTCCTCTACTGGAGCATAATCACCTCTTTCAAGTAAGTCAGCCGATTGAAGTATTGCACTTTCTAGTGCCTTGTGTCTGGAAAACGTTTCAAACTCATCTAGTAACCAATTGAAATGAGAGGCATCTATATCGTTTGTGCCTTTTAATTTAATATCGTGTTTTGCATTTACTTGATCAACCTCTGGCATAATTTTATATTCTTCAACATAGTCTTTTATAAATTTTGCAACTGGTTGTAGTTTCCTATCAAAACTGTTTGGATTAAAAATGTTAGATGCTCTTGCAAATGCTTCAGCATCCGCTAGAAACATTTCTAAATACAACTTTTGAACATCAAAACTATACTCTGCCATACATCTTTCTCTTTAAATCTATTTTAAGTCTATTCGACTCTGTTGATTTTAATATTGATTGTATTGTAAACAATCTTCCATATTTTAACACAGCATCGGCGACATCGTCAACTCCTTGTCCCCATTCTGGAAAAGCAACGGACCATCTATATTCTATTGCTTGTTCAATAAGTTTAGACCCTGCTTTATCTTTATCTGGAACTACAATTACCTTTCTGTTTAGGTTATCAATAAGTTCTCTTTGTGTATCATTTACCTCTGATCCAAGTATACTGACTCCAGAAATGGAAATAGCATCAAATGGTCCTTCAGTTACAATTACAAATTGTCTTGACCAATCTTGTACATCCATATTGAATACATAGCCTGGTTGTACATCTGTGTAGTATTTTAGTTTGTCAATTTTTTCAAATAATCTTCCTGTATAACCAACCACATCACCTTTCCAGTAAAAAGGTATAATAATTCTTTTGTTAATATCAAATGTCATATCAGGTGAATACATAAAATTATACCAATCAGGACCAATGCCTCTGTCCTTAAGATAGTTTAACAATAAATCAATGTATCTATGCTGTTTGTCGGTTAGATCTTTCTTAAGATATTTTTCTAGCCAAATGTCAAGTTTGTGTGAATTCTTTGGCAAAGATTTTTTATTAAACGAAATAAATTTTTTCTTTTCAACTCCTGCTGTTTTATCTGCTTCCTCTAAACGCATAGCCTCAATGACCATTTTCTTAATAGTGTTATCGTCTATGCCCAACCAGGCCATCCACTTTTTAGTTTTCAAAGATATTTTTCTACCCGGTGTATATGAAGTTTTAAATCCACAATTAAAACAGTGAAAAGAAAGTGTACCATCTGGACTATTCATTATGCCTCCTCGTTTTCTTCTTTCAGTATTTTCTCCGTTGTGTACACAACAAGGTGCATTAAAGGCAATCCATCCCGAAGGAGTTTTCTTTTTACCCGCAGGTAAGGATGTCAGAATAGTCGACTGGATCAGGTTCATAAACTATATTTTAATGTCTATAAAGTATTTTGTCAACGGTTCCAGCATTACCAGATGCATTATCGTAAGAGAATCTTACATAAGTGTAAACACCGGTAAAGTTATAGTAGGTAATACCGGATAGGTCTGTGATGGAGTTATTTGATATAGTACTCCAATCAGCATCTGTTGTGGGTGTTGTCACCAACGAGCCTTGTATTTTAAAATTACCAGTGAAGCCTGTACCATAAACTGCAACAGTATGCAAAGCAGAATTACTATTTCTTCCTGGATATGCATAAACAGAACTTGATGTTTTTCTTGTTCCTGATGCTGTTAATAATCCTGTAACATCAGTACTAGCCATAAAACTTGGAAATGCTTCACCAGATACTTCTACAGTACCAGAAGCATTATATCCTGTGTCAGTATATGTTACCTCACGTGAGTTGTCGCTTTTTACTTCTCTAATTGCATAGTTGTAAAATTTTGCATCTAACGTTAGAAGATCACCTTCAGTGATAGTAACTGATGCTTGTCCTTTAGATGATTGAGTACTTCCATCATCCAGTACAGTTAGATTTCTAGTTAAAACAGATTCATGACTTTCTGTATCAATTAAATTAAACTCATAAGTTTTGCTTGTGATAGTTTGAGCTTTTTGGTCCTCGTTTTTGAACGTAAAAGTTATAGGATTAGATGCTCCTTTGAATATTCTTAGTCTGCGATCGTACACCTTAGAGTTCCTTCCGTGATAACCACTTATAGTGGCGTTTACCAGATTGGTTATTAAATACCTTGATACTGTTTGCATAATACATATTTAACAGTATTTATTGATAGACTATGAATGACATTTTTGAAAAATTAGGTAAAAAATTCCCTTTTTTATCGCTTGTACAAAAGGGTGAGTTCGAATATGTTGGTATTATACAGAATCAAGATATCAATGTAATCAGCCTATATGACTACAATAGACTCACTGATGCAGTTCACAAGGAAGAGTTTTTGCGTTTAGGTGAAGTTTGGTGGTGGGAATCTAATAGAAAATTACCAATAAACATTTTCTTGAAACAAGATTTCAAAGCATTCAAATATGCATTAACGACTCTAAATGGAAAAGATGTTAAAATATCACATGGTCCAACTGTGCGACTCTCAGATATTTCGAAGAAACGGGTGAAAAGACGTACTATACAATTAATGCGGAAACCTATTTAATCTTCTTGCTTTTCAATATACTTTTTAAAATATATCGTTAAAGGATTGTCTGGCTGATAGCCATATGGTTCCTTTTTTGAAGCGGAGTTTCTTTTAGTACGTGTTTTGGATTTTTTCTTTTTAGTTTTTTGATGGTGCATCAAAACTATATTTATCACGTGCTATCAAATTTAACTGGACAACGATTGCGTGAGCATAGGCTATTGCGTGTGACTTCTTAAAAAAATATGATCCATCGGACGGCTTCGTCCATACTTCTTTTAATATATCTAGCCAATCCTTATACATCAAGTGTCTTTTGGCAGGACGTATGATTGCTAATACAGCCGCAAGTTGTTCAATGTTTTTGGGTTCGAGTTTTGATACAATATTATAATGGCCATTTAGGTGAAAAAGGTTTTCTACTATTTTGGGATCTTTCAACATATCCCAATCTGGTTCTTGTATCATTAGTTCAACAAGTTCTTTTTCTGATTTAATATCTTTGTAGATGTTAACATTCAATAAATCAATTTTAAAATATCCTCGTTCGTCTGCTTTTTTATAATCTAAACTTGAATGTTTTGTAGATGGATTAACTGGAATGTCATGGAAGTAAATTCCAGTTTTATGTTTTTCGTGCATTTCATCTTTTATAATAGTTGCCGGAGTATGTTTAAACAATGATAATACTCCATCTCTATCGTAAAAATCTATATCTACATCAGGCATTAGTGTATGCTACCTTTCAATTTCTTTTCATTCCATTTAATAAATTCTTCTTTTGTGCCAGGTTTTAAAATTTCTAATACTTTAAGTAATTTGTGATAGCCAACACTATTTTTTACTTTAGGATTCATGTCAGGCATACAAACTTTTCCAATGTCGCCATTGTGTTTAATGTGTAGTATCATATCTCCATCTTCAAGATCAAAATCTAATTCATCATCTATTTCAACTTTTACTCTACTCAATTCTTGCTCCTTTAACTGTTTCCTGTACAAACAAATGATCAGCAGGATATTGTTTAAATTTCATTTTCCAATAGTCGGGTTTAATAAATCTTTCAACCATATCTAATTGTTCGTCACTAAACGATTGTAACATTTTTTGACCTGCAACACAACCAAGAACAAGCCACGGAGACATTTTTCCGTTCTGAATATGTTGAACTGCTCTCGTTGTGTTTACTAATCTAAAGTAATCAGACCATTGTGCATTTTGTTCGTCGGCCCAATCCATCATTGTTGTGATTGATCTTTGTATAGCAGATTCGACAGGTTCAACCTTTAGTGTGTCAACGAGATAAGCCTCATATAAATCTTCTCTGGCCCAGTGATCTAATTTAATTTTTGATAGTATAACGTAGTCAATATATTTTTCAGGATATATTGGATGTATATGCATCATGAATCTGCCAAACTTTACAAACGCATTATAAAAAGCAGATTTACAAAATTCATCATATGTTTTAGTTTTATGATTTTTTTGATGTATTTCATAAAATCGTTGAAATACTATAAAGCCATTCTGCACCCATTTTTCATTTTTTTGTAGATGTCTTCTTTTAGGTTCACACATATGAACCTGTAATGTTCTTTCTCTTGTGAATTCCTTACCACAATAAGGACATTTAAATTTAGTTGATTCCATGCTCTTCTAATAATTCTTCAAATTCTTTATCGGTTATAATCTTATCGAGTGTTTCAAGATCCGATTCTTTCATATTTGGATATATTGTCAGCAACTGTTTTAATGTTTTATTTTGTACCCTTTTCATTGGTTTGATCCAAGGATGAAATTGTTGCTGTAATGCACCACACATTGATGTTAGTATCCAACATAATTTTTTGTGTTTACTTGATAACGTGAAAAGATTTTTATTCACACATTCATTAATCATCTCTACGTGGTGTTCAACAAAAAATTGATCTTTCGAGGATACACTTGAAGCATATCTCATAAGCATAAAAGGAGAATATAATGATCGCTCATGGTCATCTATTCTGTCATAGTAATCTTTGTTTCGGAAATCAACTGCTTTGAGCCCGTTCCTAAGTTCAAAAAATTTCCTCTTCTGTTTTATTTCTTTGTTCATAAGTTAGTAAAAATAGTATAGCATGATTTCTATTGTTAAAGCGAATGGTAATTTCTCCTTCTTTAATTATTGTTTTATAGACATCGTAATTATGGTTATGAAAATGTTCTAATAAATCCTGATACCATTGTCCTCTATCAAGCCAAAGCGGAACCTCTTTATCGTTGTGATCAGGAATGAGAGAGCAAGGAGCAGATATAGTAACAGACTGTCCTTTGCGTGTTCCTACCATACTTCACTGTAATCGATAAGTTCACACTGCCTAGAAATATCTTTTACAAAATATGCACACTGTGGTTTAGGTTTATTTTCTAAAGGTACACATAATATTTGTCCAGATTTAATTTTTGGAAAGTACCATTTTACTTCTTGATAGATATCTACGATATCAACGTTATCAAATTCAGGTTTATTGCTTGATAGTGGATTGAACAAGAATGCATCAAAGCCTCTGTCATTTAAACTTGTTATAGGTAGTACGTGAAGTTCTCCTTGCTCTGCTTCACCAACAACCATTTTCCAATCCAATGGCATCTTAATTTTGTATTTGCCTATTTGCAATACTGCCGCCGGGGCATTGAAACTTTCTAAAAATATAAGTGGTATAAAAAAATGATCTGGATCCTCAGGATTTGAATTATCAAGTACAGAGAATCTTAAAGAGTCGTCAACATATTCAGGTATCTTTTCTATATTATAAGATATATTATCTAGTGTAAGGATTTTCATAATCTATTTTTTCTATATTATACGGATAATTTGCCTCTTTGTAAAACTTTTTTCTTTGTGTTAGATGTCTTTTTGCAAACTTACAACTGCTTGTAATATCCCAGATTTGCACGTGATCTTTGTCTTCTGCTTTACGTATGCCTCTTCCTATACTTTGTATCACACGAACAAAGGACTTACCAGGTTCAATAAGAACAAGATTGAATATCCTAGGAATGTTAATACCAACAGATGCAACTCCATACGTAGCAATAATAATTTTACTTTGTGCTGTAGACACTTCATCGTAATGTTCTTTCCTTTCTGTATTTTTAGTTGACCCTGATATAAACACAGAGTCTTTAAGTTTTTTTTGTAATATTTGTCCGGCCGATATTCTATCAACTAGTATAAGTGTATTTCCTGAACTTGAAATATCTTTTATTGTTTGTGCTATCCAAGTCATTCTATTGCTGTCCGTAGTTAGCCATTTCAATTCTTCTTGATAATTCTTAAACATAGGATGATCCTGTGTCTGTAAAACATTTACGTTACATTGTGCAAGTACTCCTTTGTCTTGTAAATCTTTTGCAGGTATTCTATTTGTAACTTCTCCAAGTGAACATTTGATTCCCATAAATTCATATTCTTCTTTTGGTACTGTACCTGTAAGTCCCCAACGTATACCACAATGTGCAAAAGCACCTGTTAATAATCTTTTTAAAACATCTGCCTTTGCCATATGTACTTCGTCGATAATAATTGTATTAATACCTTCGCAAAATTCTTTGAACTCTGTGCTATGTTCGTTCTTTGCTCTCTTTTCTAATACATTCAAACTTTGCCAAGTTGCTATTGTATTATATCTTCCAACTTCTTTTCGGTCACCGTAATATACACCTGTGTCTAGGTTACAAGCAAGAAAGTCTTCTTCTGTTTGTGTGACAAGACTTTTATTTGGAACAATAGTCAGTGTGCGTCCATATGGTTCGACTAGTTGGCACAGTGCCGCTGTAATAATAGTCTTACCTGCGCCGGTGGCGATCTCTTGTATGCTTTGTGGGTTTTCAATAAATTTGTTTATTGTTTCCACTTGATAATCTCTTAATTCTATCGGCTGTCCTGCTATTGGATGATTAGTAGGCCAATTAATATGTGATAGATAATTTTTATCAATAGAATTAAATTCAAAATTATGTTTAGTTCTTCTATCCTCTAATTCAACATATACTCCGCCCGCTTCGAGTATTGGTAATATTTCATTTACTAAATTGAGATATGTTGACCCTCCCATTTGAAAGAATGCAATTTTGCCGTCCCATCTTCCTAATTTAACCGCAGGTAGATGAAATGCATATGGTATTTGATACTTAAATTTATTAACTAATTTTTG